GAGGGGGAGGAGGGAAGAAGGTTGATGGTTGAGTTTCTCAGGCAGCAGACCCAGCCCGAGCCGCAGGGGCCGACGGATGAGGAGTTGCTGCAAGTCTTTGACACCGTTTGCCTCAGTGAAGGTGGGACGGTTGACGAGATTCATCTGCGCGGTCTCCACGCTGTCCTTGCCCGCTGGGGTAAGTAGTCATTACCACTAATCACCCATGACACACGAACACCCCATCACTCTGCCTCCGGAAGTGTTGCAACAGTTACGCAGCAAAGCTCCTGCTGAAGGTTGGTTTCGCGACGCATGGATTGCCGAGCAAGCCGCCAAATGGGGAGCAGATCAGGAGCTAGAGGCGTGCTGTGAGTGGCTAGGCCAGAAAGTGCTGCTGCAGCACCAATCTGATGTTGTTCCTGCACTCCGCGACGCCCGCCGCCCCAAGCCGCTGAGCTTGAAGGAGCAAAGCATTACTTTGATAGACCGTATCCAGGCGGCCAAAGAAGCATGGGACATTTCGGAGCTAGAAACGATCCGCCGCGCTCTTGAACAACTGCCCGACAACGAGTAGTCACCTTCTTTAAAATGTCTGAACACAACTGGCTAGAACCGCTTGATCGTCGCATTAAACAAACGCGAGAAGAAACAGAGGTCATCAAAAAAGAGACTGCCGCCATCATGAACTTAATTGCAACATTCAAGGTTCCCGTTACTTTCTCTTTAAGCATTGAACAACAAAAAGAAGCGCGACAAGCTGTTAATTGCTTTTATCTTGGAGATCCAGAGTGTAATGTTTTGAACCCAGAAACAATGCAGTATGAAGCCAAGTATCCACAAAAAGAAACCTCTGAATTTAAGAAAGCCTGTCGTAATCTTGTTCAAGGCACAACAGAATACCTAACCATTGGTCTTGACTCGTCCGGCGGGCTTTTCATCCTGAACCCTTGACAGCCAAGGGCAAACCTGGTACATTGGCTGGTCTCTCCATCGACCATGACCACTCTCTCTCAACTCTGGAGCGCCTTCATGGAAGAGCGCTCCATTTCTTTATGTGCTACCAGTCTCACTTCTGACTACAAACAAGTAGAAAAGTGGCTTGGTCGTTGTCCCATTCAAAATATTAACGATGCAAGGAAAATAATGATTTGGACTTTAGGAGAAAAGCCAGTGCTTTCTTCTCGTCGCGTGGCAATGTACGTGAAGACGATGTATCGCTGGGCAGCGCAAGAAGACGTTGGTATTCTTGACAAAAACCCGCTAGCAAGTTTCAAAATGCCAAAAGCCCCTCAGCGCGATGAAGAAATTATCGTCATCCCTCGCAGCGAAACGGCACTAGTGCTGGCGGCATTGGAAGCAAAGCGCACCTATCGCAACGTAAACTGGTCAATTTATACAGAATTTATGCTGCAAACTGCAATGCGCACTGGAGAAGTAAGGGCATTAAAATGGGTTGATATCAAGGATGGAAAGATTCTTGTTCATTCAAACTATACACTCACTCATGGCTTGAAAAACAGCACTAAAACAAACAAGCGCCGTTGGGTGCCCTTGAATAGTCGCTGCCAAGAAATGCTTGACGAGCTTCCGCAAGACAATGAATATATTTTCCCGTGGGATAGGCTTGCATTTCAGAGTTATTTCAGGAAAAAGCTAATGCCTTTGCATGAAGCTGAAATCATTTCCCATTTGTATCGCCCGTATGATTGCCGCCATACTGCCATTAGTCGTTGGGTGGAGGCTGGCATTCCAGTGCCGCAAGTTGCAGCATGGGCAGGCAACACAAGTGAAATCATCTTTAAACACTATTGCAATACAACAAAAGAATACGAGATGCCAGTGCTGTGATCCCCTCTTAAACTAACTAAGACCATCTTGATTAATCATGGCTACTACTTACGAATGGAAGATTGCTCAGCTTGAGCGTCAGCTTTCCAACGGCATTGTCTACACTTTGCATTATACGATTGAAGCCTTCGATGGCACTTATCGTGCCTCGGCGTACGGCTCTCTTGGTCTTGAGGCGCCAGAGGAAGATGAAGCCATTCCGTTTGCTGATCTCACGGAAGAAATTGTAGTGGGCTGGCTGCTTGATAAATTTGGCGAGGAGAAAGTGGCTGAAATTGAAGCTGCCCTCCAAGCTCAAATTGATGAGCAAGCTGCCCCCACTAAAGGCACTGGCCTGCCCTGGGCTAGCTAAACTTCTGTTTTCGTCTTTTCTCCATGGCAGCCCGAAGCAAAGTAGGCATTAGCGGACAAAAGCTCTTTACGCCTGGTAAACCTAAAATGACTCGCCAGGGCAACGGCAAAAACAGCAAAGCTAGTCACGGCAGGAAATTGCGCAAAGGACAGGGCAAATAAGCAAAGGGCCGAAAGGCCCTTTCTTTTTGCGCGTACAATAAAAGAAAGACATTATTCTCATGGGACAAGTAATTAGAGGCGGTGAACAGTTTGAAACTCATATTGAGGCAGATTATCGAGGAAAGATTTTACAAAAAGGCCCCGATAGTGGCAGCGTAGATGCCTTCGGCAGACAGCGCACGAGTGCTCCCTATACGCTTTTTGATAGCACAATGCGCTATGACAAACGTCCTGATCAATGGTTTGACAGCATTGTTGGTAGTGGCACTTCTACGTTTTTAACGCATCAAAGCAGTGTGGCAATGAGCACCACCACTGCATCGGGAGATACTGTTCTTCGTCGTACTAAACAGAACTTCCCGTATCAGGCAGGTAAAAGCATGATGCTTTTGCAAAGCTTTGTTGGTGCTCCTCTTGCTTCTGGTCTCATTCAAGAAGTGGGGATTTTTAATGATCAAAATGGCGTGATGCTACGCGCCAGTGGTGCCACGGTGCAATTCGTTGTCAGAAGTTATGCATCTGGCACTATTAATGAAGACGTGGTAAATCAAAGCGATTGGAACATCGACACGCTTTCTTCTCTTGATTTTGCCAAGGCGCAAATCTTTACTGCCGATTTGGAATGGTTAGGAGTGGGACGTGTTAGGTGTGGCTTTGTTATTGACGGAGAAATAGTTTATTGCCATGAGTTTGAACATTTCAATGCATTGGATAGCGTCTATATGACAACAGCTATCCTGCCATTGTCCTATCGCATTCATAATGCCAGTGCTCAAACGTCTTCAGCGACAATGAAGCATGTTTGTTGTAGCTTGTTGAGCGAAGGCGGCTACGAGCCAGATGGTGCCATTTATTCAGTGTCGCATAGTCTTTCAACAGTACCCAACACTTCTGGAGAACGCATTACTGCTGGCATTCGTATGGCCAGTGGTCGCACTGGTAATGTCATTCTTCCCGTGAGGATTTCTACAACTACTGGATCTAGTGACGTAGTGTTGTGGCGACTACGGTTAAACCCTACGCTTTCTGGCGTTACTTGGAGCGCAGCCAGCAATGGTAGGGGCAATGTAGAAGTGACGACAAGCGGCACTGCTACGGGGGGCACTGTGATTGATTCTGGTTTTGTCAGTCAGGGCAGTGCTAATAACTATGCAGTGGCAGAAGCCATTCGCTTAGCGCTGGGGCAAAATGCCTCTGGCGTTAGCGACACGTTGATTCTTACCGTGGACACTGACGTGAACGCTAAAGCTTTAGGCATGATTGGCTGGGTGGAAGTAGTGTGACCAGCTAAACTAAGGGCTCACGCCCTCTTTTTATGGATGCGTTTAAGGACCAGTGGCATCAGCAGCAAGTGGATCACATCTCAGACGCTCTTCAGGAGCTTCTCACTGATGATGATCCCGCTGTTGCCATTAAAGGGCTCAGCGAAGCCATTGCTAGCTGGGAAAACTATCACGAGAAGGAACTAGCTAAGTGGAAGCGCCTCAGGGCGCTTCTGAACTGGGGAGCTGGTACGTAATCCTCAACTCTCCCCCTAGTGCCTTTACAGCCTCACTAGCGTTTGCTGGTGGGGCTGTTTCAATAAGAACAGACGGAGTAATGGCATTGGGAAGGGGAGTGATTTTGGCTTCAGGAAAAAGCTTATGAGCTTCCCATGCGAGAGCATTGGCTTTATTTTCCTTCTCTTCTTTCTCCCATTGTTCCACGAGAGAAGCAGTTTGTTTATCAATGGCTTCCATGGCGATTTTAGTTTTCCATTCTGTCCAGTCTGGACGACAATGTTCCATGAGCAGTTTGAACCATGGATTAAAAGCAAGAGAGGGCCATCGTGAGACGGCCCAAAGTCCTGCTTCGTAACAGAGAGCATTAAACCAACTTTCGCGAGTCATATTTTCTTCAGTATCGTCTAAGATTAAAGGGCAGCGGAAGTGCAATTCCCTGCCCACGGACACCTAAAGGAGGTAGGCATCATGTTCATGATAGAAGAATGGCGCCCCGTCGTTGGATACGAAGGGGTTTACGAGGTAAGCAATCTTGGTCGGGTGCGAAGTTTAGACCGATGGGTCCGAGCTAATTCTGGTCGCAGGAGAACTGGAGTTCGCTATTTCACTCCATCACCATCGGGAAAAAGCAGAAAATACAAGAAAGTTCTTTTGCGCAATCCGGACAAGCAACATCTTGTTCATCGGCTAGTCTTGGAGGCTTTTGTCGGGCCACGGCCAGACAATTGCGAAGCTAGACATTTAGATGGCGATCCTAGCAATAATAGGCTTGATAATTTGGCATGGGGCACTAAAGCAGAAAACGAAGCAGATAAAGTCAAGCATGGAACCTTACTTTGCGGCACGGCGAACCCTGCCAGTAAACTTACTGAAGTCGATGTGCTATGCATACGTGCAAGCAATGAAAGGCAGGTTGATTTAGCGAAGATCTACGGAGTAAGCCAAGCAGTTATTAGCGCTGTTCGTTTGCGCAAAATATGGAAACACGTTGATTAGCCTTCCTGGAAAACCGAACAAAATATTTTACCTTTCTTGTAAAGAGGAAGAATTTTGTCACGAAGGTCAACATTTTTCAGGCGAATACATCCATGTGTAGGAACTAGGGGCTGATTAGGTGCCCATGCACCTGGCCAGCCATTAGCGCTACCACCGCCATGACACGCGATACCAGCTCTACCATTATTCCGCTCTTGACCCTCCAAGTCAATCATGTCGAAGGTGTACCAGCCATACGCCATTAGAGTGCGATCATATGCAGGCTTATCGCCTACACGCTCGTAGTCTTTATATACCTCTCCGAACACGTATACCCCCACGGGCGTGTCAGAGTTTGTAATTTTCCATTCAAAGTCACTATATTGCCCGCGAGCAAGGCAGGGAATTTCCCACAGCAGCTTTCCTTCATAAGAAAAAGCTTTCATGGTTTCCACTGCATCGTTCACAATTAAATGCGAATCACCAGGCTTAAAGCCAAAATCTTGAGGACGCTTCTTGGGACCAATCATAGTAAATTGCGTAGTTTCTGGAGCGTATTCCTTCATAAGCTTTGAAAGCTTTGCAGGATATTCTGGATCAGTGGCATAGCTTTGCTCTTTCAGCATGCGTGCCGCTGCATAACGATTAGGCGCATTATTTACGCCCTTAAATTGACGATAATCCTTATACCAACGCGTAACAAGATATTCAATGCAAGCGGCAAGACTGGGAAAGTCAATAAAGCCTGCTTTGATTGTCACCCATTGACCATCGTAAAATTCTTGAGTGGAAGTGGTGGTGCCCGCACCCTTTAGTCCTAAAAAATTATTTTTCCCAGAGGTGTGCTTTCCAAAGCCACTTTCTAGGCAGCATTGTGCAGCAACAAGTTCTGGATAGCGAGCACCACATTTACGGGCAATTGCAAAGCATTCATCCCAGAATGCTCTATTAGAAGCCCACATGGCTTCAGTCCTTCACGCGGAAGATAGCCTTAAGACCAGTCAGAAGCAGTTGCAGAATATTGTTTTCCTTGTAGGGAGTGCGCTCAATAATTTGATCAAGAGCAGCAACAATGATGCCACCAACAACGAACCATTCGACGCCAGTCATGATGATTCTCCTAAAAGATGGGAAAGGGGAGTTCCTAAAGCCTAGCGTTTAATCTCAAGGCTGCGCACTCTTGTTTCAATATCGCTCATTTTGTCCGTTAGAGCGCTAAGTTTTTCCGTAATGCTTTCAATTTGCACTGCCACTTTGGCCTGTTGATTGCCGACAGTAATAAGCATGGCTCCCGTGGAAAGAAGCATGCCAGCCGTGATAGTGGCCACGAAATTGGCCATGCCTTCTTTGAATGGTTCCATGGAGATTCCCTGCAATTTTTATATTAGCTAAAACGCATTATTTGCTTGTTGCCCGTTAGATTGTTTGCAGAAAAAGTAAATAGTGCCATGCCAAGAGCGAATGGTCCCGATGAGCTGCTTTATTCTCTCATTGAACTTCGCCCTGGGGACGCAAGACGTAGGTTTCGCAAGAGTATTTTTGAGGACTATCCGCTGCGAGGACCACTTGGGCAATGTGCCTGTGCATATTGTGGGCGATGGGATCAAAAGCTGACTATTGATCACATTGTGCCAAAGAGCAAGGGTGGGCCTCATTTCGCAAAATATAATTTAGTGCCAAGTTGTCAGTCTTGTAATCTTTTAAAAGGAGCTGAGCCTATTTTTGAATGGTGGCGTCCACAGCGTTTCTGGACTGAGAAGCGAGAAGAGCTTCTTCTTGCATGGGTGCATCATAATAGCTTTGTTAGCGCCCACACTTCTTTGCAGGATATTGAAGCATTCGCGGAGGAGCGTGATTATTACATTCCACCGTCAAAAGAAGAAGCCCCCATTTCTGGGGGCTTTTGTTATACAGAATGGCAGGCAGCTTAGGCTTTATCTACGGGATCAAATAGCACTTGCTTACCAGGAAGATCGTAGCGAATGCCTGGTATTGGACAGAAGCCATCCTTACAGCCATTGTCCACATTGTTTTCAATGGCAGCTAGAGCTTCACGCTCTTGATCAGTTTCAAGCGCAAAAATAAGCTGATTGAGATACCACTTGGCTTTCTCTAAATCTTCTAGGCCATTCTTGCTTTCATAGCGCCAAACGTATTTCAACACATTACCTTTACAAAAGCCGCGATAGGCTTCAGTGCTCATGCTGGCTTCAATGCCTTCAATGGCTTCAATGCCACCAAATGCATAGTGCTTGGGGCGTTCCACTGGATGGAAAGCTTCAGGAGCTTGTTCAAAAGGCATTGCCATTTTCCTCGAATGCTTGAAAGGCTTCTTTAAAGAGAGGGCGAGCCAATGTGGCCAGTGCTTGAGCGTAGCATTGAATTTCGCCCTGTGCATCTGGCTTGTCGCGCAATGACAAGAAATGCAGAAGAGCCTGCAAGCTGCAGGTCCACGTGAAGCTTGTGTACGTTGACATAGGCATAATTCCACGAGCCTGCTCCTTGCTCACGCCTAGCGTCAGAAGAGCCCTGTAAGCCTGCTTAGCCTGCTCTAGCGCCTTGGCGTATTCGATCATCGCCATTTTGTTCATAGAGGGCTCTAGAGGGCCAGCAGAAGCTT